TCGCCGATGCTGCTTTAACTAATAAAGTAATTGGCGACTTTAAGAACCAGTTAAACACCCCTGAGTTTGACAGGCTTCGCGAAATGGCCTCTCGCCGTGAGGCTTATCTCACCTCTCAATCGGGTGGTCCAACAAGCCAAATGGCTTCCTCTGGGCAGGATGATACCTTAGCCCGACTTGCACAGGGCGCCAACAATAAGCGCATGGGATAAGAAAAGGCGGCCTTCGGGCCGTCTTTTTTCATCAACGGGACGACAGACCCCTAGAAACCATTCAATAGTCACTCAACGTCGATGGCGCTAAGGCTCATTATCTTCGGTGTTGAAAAAGGCTACTAAAGAAGTTTGCGTGATTGTCCGCAGATGCTTCTGGCGTGCCGCTGATAAATGAAACCCTTTCCAAAGGAGATTACCACATGGCTGGTATCCAAGGACTACGGGGCTCAGGTCAGTTCGCTGCTGACTTCCGCCCAAAGAATTACCGCGAATTATATTCGCTGTTAGAACCAAACGGCAATGCACCGCTAAATGCTTTGTTGTCAATGACTTCCTCCGATTCAACAGATGACCCTGAGTTCAAGAACTTCAGAGATGAGCTTCCTGCACGTACGCTTACAGTGAACGGCGCAGTAAACAACTCAGCAACTTCTATTACTGTTGCTTCTGGCAATGACAACTTGTTCGCAGTTGGTGGCACTATTGTAGTGAACTCCTTAACGAACGAAGTCATGCGCTGTACGGCTGACGCTTCCGCGACTACTTTGACAGTAGAACGTGGTATCGGCGGTGGTGCTGCTGCAATCGTTGACGGTGCTAAGCTGTTCATCGCGGGTTCGGCATTCTCGGAGGGCGCGAATACGCCTACTGGCGTATCATTCGACGCAAGCGTTGCCTCGAACTTTACGCAAATCTTCCGTACCGCCTTCACAATCACCAACACATTGCGCTCTACAAACTTGCGTACTGGTGACAAAGAAGACGAAATGACGACAAAAGCTCTCAAGATGCACATGCAAGATATTGAGCGAGCAATGTTCTTTGGTAAGAAGTTCGAAGCTAACGCTGCGTCTTCACAGCCAACTCGTTATACTGGCGGCTTGATAAACTCGATCACTAACGTAAATGACCGTGCAACTGCTTCTAACGTAATGACAGAAGACCAGTTTGACCGCTCTTTGATCGAAGATGTGTTTGCATTCGGTGGCAACCAGAAGATTATGTTCTGTGGTGCTAAAGTTGCTGGTCACTTGCAGAAGTTCGGCAAGGATCGTTGGCAGCCAACAGTAGTTGAAGGAAGCTATGGCGTGGGTTTAACTCGTTATTCCACGTTCGCTGGTGATCTAATGGTCCACTTGCACCCACAGTTCCGTCAAGTACCTGGAATGGAGAATGCGGCAGTCATCATCGACTTCCCACATTTGAAGTACCGTTACATGGAAGGTCGCGACACTTCATTGCTGCGTGATCGTCAAGCAAACGGCGCTGACCAAGTAGCACACGAGTACCTCACTGAGTGTGGTCTCGAATTGTTGCAGGATAAGACGCACAACTACATCAAAAACTGGAACGCTACAGCCTAATAAGGCAGCCTAAAGTTTTAGAGAGGGCCGCCTTAGTGCGGCCCTTTTGCGTTGAGGGACGACTGCCCCGCAATAAACAACGATAAAAGTCTTGGAACTCAAGGAGAATTTTAATGGCACGCAAACGCGCACACAACAGCAACGGAAGCTTCGTGGCTGACGATCCGAATACCCCAGAGAATGAGGCTTGGGTTGAAGAGCCCGCTCAGGAAAAAGCTGTAGACCCTACGCGCAAGGCAAAGCAGAGCCGCGCACCTAAGAATGCAGAGCCCAGCGCTTTTGTCTTCTTCGTATCCGCTAACCCTGAGAACTCAGCGTTCGACCTAAGAATTGGTGACGAACGAATACTGGGCATATGGGACGTTGACCGTGCCTTCGTACACTGGCGCGTACCGCGTGAGCTCGCTGAGCTTACAAAGCTGCACCATCACATATGGTCCGGTCGCGTTATTAGCTGTGAGGATGATGACTGATGGCCGAGAAGAGCGTACAAAAACCGTTTGCAGCGGCTAAAGAGAAGTTCACTCCACTTGAAAGTCTGGTACGTTCTGCTCTGGTTCGAGCCGGAAATTTCTCTCCATCGCGTGTTGATGGGGAGGTCATGATGATGATGATCGAGCTGGCTAACCGCGTGGTCGAAGACATTCGCCAGCACCCGTATTGGGTGGGTGGAGACATAGACTATTACCAAGATACGCAAGAGCGTAGGCCCATACCTGATTTAATAATGATTGACGGTCTTACCGCACATTACTTCATTCAGCAGGGTTCCGATAAGGCGATGGTATTCCTTCAGCTTTATCAGGCGAACATGACCAACATCTTGCATGACCGTTCGTACGGAAACAAAGCATATGTTCGAAAAATACCGGACGGTGGTTCTAACCCAGCATATAAACCGAAAGTCAGTTACTAATGAGTAGACTTACGTACGCGCCCCTATCTGTCAAAAGTGACTACACGACTTACTACGGGTTTCGTGGCATTGACCGCTCACGGGACGTGACCGCCCTTGAGACAGAAAAAGATCAGAACTTCTACGTACTGGAAAACTGTTTCGTAGACTATCGTGGTCAGTTGATACGAGACCCATCTTTCTATCTCCACAAAGGCTCTAATCGCTTTCCAGTTAAGTGCATCCGTTTCTACAACCGAGAAGGCGTCGTCTTCGCGGAGGAGGATGCAGCCAATACGCACTTGTCATCTGACAGGGGACACCGACTTGAGGGTGCGCTGCCGAAAGATGCGATTGTCTCCATGACAAACTTTAAGGGGAAGGTTCATATTTTCTCTAAGGACAGTCGGATGTACCGTTACGACGGCTTCGAGTTCTCGACTTCCACATCCTCGATCAAGCCTCAGTTCGGAGTGCCGATCCAAAGGCGACTTGCTGTTGCTGGGTTTAAGGATCGCCCAACCGTTGTTGAGTTCTCTCGCGTGGACAATCCAGATATTTTCCTAGCTGAAGAAGCCCCAACAGCAGAAGTAACACGGGCCGCATTTATCGACATTTCCAACTTAATCGGTACTGCCGACCAAATCGTTGGCATGGGAACATTCGAGGCCAACCGCCTTGCTGTATTCACGAAAGACCAGACGCTAGTTTACATTATCGACCCTGACTTTGAGCAGTGGCAACTTGATAGTCGCGCCAATTTACGTATCGGCTGCGTATCTCACAATACTATAGCTAACGCTGGCTCGGACCTTCTATTCTGCTCGCGCCGAGGTATTCACTCGATTATGCGATCCGAGCAGAACGGTGTGACCATTGCGGAGGCTTCACTGTCTGATGAGGTTGAGCCTTTATACCAAGAGCTCGTACGCTCGACGCCTGACCCTGAGACCATATCAGCAATATTTGATCCCGATACTCAGACGTACCATATCTTCTTTCCCAGACCTGGAAATACAACCACGGTTCGTCTCAGCATGAACTTCCGTGCAGGATACGAGAACGTAAACTTCCAGTTGGGTGACACCTTACTTCCTCGATGCGGTGGCTTTCTTGGTGGTCGTCTTATGTTTGGAACTTCTGATGGAGTGTACGAAGCTACAGACCGTACGTTCATACAAGATACCGGCAGCTCAGATTTACGTCGCTCCCCCATGATAGCAGAAACTCCAGTCCTATGGCTTGGAGACTTCTTAGGAACGAAGCGAGCGCACACGTTCATTGTCCAAGCGACAGGGAAAGGGCGTTTCTTCGTAGACTTCACTGATGAAGTTGGCGGCGACATTGGGTCTGTTGAGGTAAATTTAGACCGGATTGAAGGCGACCCTAAGTGGGGTGATGCGCCTTTGTACCATGATTACTCGTACCCGTTTAACCATATTTTCAGGGGCGTGCGTCTGCGTTTTCGAACGGAAGAAAAAGACACGCAGAGTGAAGTTACAGTTATCAGTTTTGCATTCTTAAACCACAAGGAGAAATAGAATGGCTCGCTTAAAAGTCCTATATCCAGGCAATCATACGTCATCATCCAACATTGGCGCAGATATCGAAAACATCGTGCGATACTTGAACTCTGCCGAGGTTGGTGACTTTACGATCTCAGAGCTTCTTAGTGTAATGTTCGATAAGAACGGAACGCTGGTCGCCCCGATTGAGTTAAGGAACGATACGATCAATGGTATCCAGTTCCGCGCGGGTGTGTACACGGAGGCCGAGGACGGCTGGAAGACTATCGCTACTGCCGCTGATTTACGCGGTACAGCGGGATCGGACGTTGGTACAATCGGCTCACCGCTTTTCTCTGCACGCCAAGATTTTGTGGTGAACAGCGCCGACACAGCAGGAACTATACTATATCCAACTGGTACGACTGTGTTCTCCTTCCTTCATGAGGCTGCTGACGCTATCGTTGTTTATCTCAACGGCGGCTTACAAGCTTCGTCCAGCTTCACCTCAAGCGCTACTAATAACAATGTTACGCTTTCCACTGCGACCCTTGCCGCAGATTTAGTGACGATCTACAAAGTACAATCCTCTAACGACAGTGGATTTATCCGACAGGATGTAATCGCAGGAACCTCTCAGGCCGTGTTCCCTTTCGTACACACAGCGGACCAGAAAGTTCTGGTTTGGCGTAACGGCGTTTTACAGCGTGAAGGCGGTACGAACGACTACACCACTCAACCCGCGAACTCTACTATCACCTTTACTTCAGCAATGATCTCTGGCGATTTGATTACGATTATGATTGTTGAGGATACTGCTCAGGTTCGGGTCAGTGGTCTTATGACTGAGGATAAGTTCACAGACGCAAACGGTTTTGTGCCGTTCGCTAAGTTGTCTGTTGCAGACAACCAAATCCCACAGGCCAAAGTTAATGGCATCACGGGCCTATTGCAGAACCGTGGCCGAGTTTATGTTTCCCCTTCTGAGCCATCGACCGCTAATGCCGGTGACTTCTGGGTGGATACGGCCAGCTCGCCTAACGTGCTGAAGTTCTACAACGGTACGGGCTGGCTGCTTACTAGCCCCGATACGGGCATTCCTGCCTTTACCACTACGAACGCCCTTCAGTTCTTGCGCGTAAACTCTACGGGTGGTGGCCTTGAGTTCTCGAACATCGACCTCACAGCCGTTATTCCCAAAACTTTTATCGGGGCTGCTGACGGTGTTGCTGGTTTGGATGCAACAGGGCGTCTTCCTATAGCTCAGCTACCTGACACTTTTGCGACTAGGAGCTTCTTTTATCAATCCACAGGTAGCGTTTCTAATGGGACTTACGTAGTGACACGGGCGTTCAAGCAAAACGTACGTATCGACGCTGTTGCTGCAAAGACAACATCTGGCACGGCGAACATTCAGCTCAAGATCAATGGCATTAACGCTGGGGATGTTATCCCAATCAGTTCCGCCCTTACTGAGCAGAACTTATCAGCTTCAATAGCCATCGACGCGACCACCACTTCTCGTGAAATCGGCTTTCAAGTAACCTCGGCTACGAACGTGAATAATATCGAGGTCACTCTGGCGGCAGTCATCACGAATGTCTGATAAGTTTTCCTCCCTCCTGTCCAAGCTCAGAAAGCAGTACCCTCTGCTTTCTGACTTGATCGACAATGTTGATATAATCGACAGGCGTGAGCAAGGCATGGACGGCACGTAGCCTCAAAGGAAAAACAGATATGGACAACGATCTAATCCACATTAACGAAGAAGAGAGCAAGGTACTTGAGGGT